AAAGAATATAAGGGGCGGACGGCTGTACTTACCGAGGGTGCAGAATATAAGTCGGTTGCTGCGAACTTTCAAGAATCGCAGCTAATTGAATCGTTGAGGTTTAGTGTTGAGGAAATTTGCCGCCTATTCTCCGTTCCGCCCCACAAAATTGGCCACATGGAAGGCGCAGGCTACGCCAACAGCATCGAAGCGCAAAACGCGCAGTTTGTCAGCGACTGCATACGCCCGCTGGTGGAAGTAATCGAAATGGAATTTTCTAACAAGCTGCTAGCTGGTAGCCGTAAGTTTCAGATTGACCTAAAAGCGCTTATGCGCGGCGATATTCAAACCGAGGTAGCCCGTAACGTCAGTTACTGGAATATCGGAGTTATGAGTGCTAACGAAATTCGTCGCATTGAAGGGCTAGCACCTATCGAAGGCGGCGACGAGTATAACAAGCCCATGCACATGGGCACAGCAAACGAGCAAAATGGAGAAGGAAATACGGACCCAGGCGCTAGCGAAGACGGACAGTAACACCGTCGAAGGCTACGCGCTAAACTGGAACGAGTACGATATGGGCGCTTTTGTAGAGCGCATCGACCCTAACGCTTTGGGCGACCTGCGTAACTACGACGTTCACGCGCTGTATAATCACAATTACGACGCGGTACTAGCGCGCTCGAAGTACGGTGAGGGAACCCTAGCTTTAGAACAAGACGAGGCAGGATTGAAATTCCGCTTTGACCTACCCGACACCCCGACCGGCAACGAAGTACGCACGCTCGTAGGGCGCGGCGACGTAGACCAAGCAAGCTGGGCCTTTACCGTTAAAAAAGAACGCTGGGAAAACGTCCGCAGCGAAAAGCCCGTACGCGTCATCGAGCAAATCGACGCCATGTACGATATATCACTAACGCCACGCGGTGCAAACCCTACGACGTCCGTAGCTTTACGTTCGTTAGAGGCTGCACTAGCGGCAGAACCCGAAACAATTAACCAAAACCCCGAACCCGTGGAAAATCACGAACACGAGGCCGAAACGCGCGCCAACGTAATGGTAGACGCTTCAGCCGTACAAGGTCAGCTTTCTAAATCAGAGGAGCGCAACCTTTCAAAATTTAACATCATTAAGGCCATCAACGAGGCCCGCAGCGGTAAGCTTACCGGTATCGAAGCCGAAGTAAACCAGGAAGGAATGAACGAAAAGCGCCGCCTTGGCGTTGACGTTCGCGATATGCACGCCGTTAACCTTCCCGAAATGTTTACCAAGCGTACGCAGTCAGTAACCGGCGGAAGCGGCGGCAACCTTGGCGGCGACTTGGTATTTACCGAGCCAGGCCGTTACATTGACTTTTTGTACCCTAACACTCCCCTGCTTTCGCAGGTATCGGTAGCCGAAAACCTTGTAGGTAACGTAGACTTTCCAAAGCAGACGGCAGCCTATAACCTTAACTGGCAGACTGAAACCGGAACCGACAGCGCTCAAGATATCACCTTTGACAAGGTAACCATGAGCCCAAAGCGTGCCGTTATCACTGCGTCAATGAGCAACCAGCTTTTGCGTCAAGAATACAGCCGCGGTATCGAGCAGCGTATTATTAACCAGCTCAACCTTTCGTTCAATAAAGGTTTAGAAAACGTAATCCTTAACGGAAGTGGTTCATCTAACCAGCCTAGCGGTATTTACACCGAACTGGCTGCCCAGGCTTTGACCATCGGAGCTATCGACTACGCCGACCTTATCGCTTTCGAAAGCGCACTAGCTAACGCCGACGCTTTGCAGGGTAACCTCGCTTACGTTACGCACCCAGCTGTATTGGCTAAATTGAAGCAGACCAAACTTGACGCAGGTAGCGGACGCTTCCTAGTTGAAGGTACCCTTAACCCAGTTATGACCGCTAACGGTTACAACATCCTCTCTACTACTTTGTCGCCGGTGAACGCTACGCCAAACCCCGACGAGTACGGTATGATTTTCGGTAACTGGTCTGACGTGCAGGTAGGATTTTGGGGCGGCGCTACCCTTATGGTAGACCCTTACACCAACATGAAGTCTAGCATTGTAGAAATCTACCTTGAGCGCTTCATGGACGTTGCGGTATTGCGTAATGCTTCATTTGCTTTGGCAACTGACATCACTATCTAAACATGGTAACCGTTAGCAGTTATACCCCGATTTCGGTAAACCTTGCCGAATTAAAGAGCTTTTGCCGCGTAGACGGTAGCGCAGACGACGCGCTACTAACTATGCTTTTTGGCGCAGCCGTAGAGGAATTTAACAGCTACACCGGCTACCGTTTAGGTGCTACAACTGTAACAGTGGACACCCTGGGGCAAGCGTCTTACACGCTGCCCTTGGGTCCCGTTACGGCTATCACAAGCGTAACAGCTTACGACGACGAAGGGGTAAGTACAGCCCTCACACTGTACGACGACTACGACTACATCAATACAGTTATAAGCCTGGACGAAACGCCGGCCCGTATGGTAATCGTTTATACCTGCGGCGACGCGAACCCGCCCGCAGACGTGAAGCACGCGCTGTACCAACGCGTTAAATTTGGTTACGACTACGGCGACGACCTGCCGTACAATACAAACCGTTTCTTTGACCGCCTAGCGTTCCGCTACCGCCAAAACTTTAGCTAGTGCTAGACTTACGCGTAGAGCTATTTCAGCCCACATCGGTGCCGAATAACAGCGGCCAGGTAATTAAGACCTGGGCCAGCGCGGGCACGTTCTACGCCGAGCGTATTATATTACCCCAGGCAGGTAGCGAAACAATGCCCTACGACCAAATGGTAAGCGCCGGTATTGTTACCTGGCGCCTACGATTTCCCAATAGCGTCGCGGCCAAATGGAAGCTAACGTATAACGGCGAGGACTACGATATAGTCAGCGTACTGCCCGAAGGGCGCCGCCGTTTTATTATAGTCAAAACGCGCCTGCGCGACAATGGCACGCGGTAAAACTATCTACCTAAAGAGCCAAAGCGGACGGGTAGAAGATTTTAACCAATTTCGGAAGCGCTTACAGAAGCTAGGCACGCCCGAAGTTTTGCGTTTTAGGGAGCTTCGCAACCTATTAAAGCAGGAAGCCCAACCTTTAGTCGAAAAAGCCCGGCAGGAAGCCTATAACGACGTCCAGGCGAAGGCTAGGTACAAGGTCCGCGGTGGCGAAACCGCCAAGCGCAGCGACAAGGGCGCATTTATGAACCTTTACCAAAGTATTGGAGCCTTTGCGAACAAAGGAACCGTAAAGGCTTACGTCGTAGTGGGACTTCGCAACGCACGCAAACGAGGCGCTTATTATGCGCCCTGGCAGCTATTTGGTGGAACGCGTAAGGGGTTCCAAGCTAAAAAGTTTATAGACAAGGCGGTAGACAGTGGCAACGCACCCGAAAAGGCAGCGCAAAAAATTAGTAACTTTGTACAGAAGCGTATTAAAGAGCACCTGCGTTGAACTACTTACAATACATACACGAAGCGGTCCAAGCGTCCACAAGTACGCCAGTTTACGCTTATGCAGCCCCGCAGGGCGTAGCCGTGGATTTTATCGTATTGCAAGTCAACGGTTTAGAAGTTAGCGAAACCAAAGACCAGTACAAGGCCGAGCGCGTAGCCGCTACCCTTTTCATGCACTACGCTGACGCGGACACCGCCCAGGCGCAACTTTCGCAAATTCGCCACAACTTACAGCACTATCCGCGCGTAATTCCTATGTACGTGGATTTTGTCAACAGCGACAGCGGAAGCATTGAAGGCGAAGACTGCGCCGCGGAAGCTCTAGGCGTAGCCGCCGAAACTACTTTTACCCTTGCCTACCTGGAAGGGTTACAAATGTTCTATAACGAAGACGACGAAACGGTAATACTTGCCGCAGATTTCACTTTTTTAATCAATTACTAAAATGGCCACAATTTCCGGCGGAGAAGTCCGCATTTTTCTTTCGGCAGACGGCGGAACGACTTACAAAGCGTTTGCGTCAGAAACCGAGTGCAGCTTTGAAATGAACGCAGAAACCCGCGAGGTAACCTCAAAGGACGTCGCAGTATTTCGCAGCTACGTAACTAGCGCTAAAACCTGGAGCGTAACCGGTACTATGCTTTTCGGCGACGACGACGCTAGCAACTGGAACCCCGACGAGCTTTACGCTAAAGTCGGCGACATAGTAGACCTACGTATAACCCAAGTAACGGCAGGCACTAGCACGCCCGTAGTCGGCGAAACCAAAATTGAAGGCGACGCTATTCTAACGCAGCTTTCGGTTTCTGCACCGGACAAAGACAATGGTAGCGTAAGCTTCACACTGAACGGTACTGGAGCTTTCACCGTAGGCGTCAATCCATAATAATTAGAAGCGATGGAAGGGAAAAAGTTTACGCTGGGGGCAGCGCTTTTATTTGAAGAGGTTACGGGAAAAACCGTTACCGACATGGGAACACTTGGCCTAGCAGACATGCTAGCCATGCTTTACGCGCAGGAGTTTTGGAACGTCACCGACCGCCCAAGCTTCGACGAGTTTAAGGCTATGGCAGGGGCTTGGGATATTTCCGAACTTACCCAGCGGCTTAACGGCCCTTTTTCCCCGCCGGCGGCCCAGTAGACGTACTGGGTCAGCTGGTAGGACGTTTGGGCATTGCGCCCAGCGAAGCGAAGACGTTAACCAAAGACCAGCTCGAAGCGGTGGTAAAACACGGCGTAGAGCGAGAAAAAGACGAGTGGCGCCGGTCCCGTTGGCTAGCCGCGGTAATCGTAAACATAAGCGGGAAAAGCACAAAGAAAGTAGTTACAGAAATGGACCTACTTAAATTTGAAGACGAGAAAAAAGAAAGCAGCCTACGGGCATTATTAAGGAGCTATGGCGAACGACGTAACCAGTAAGGTAATATTCGGGCTTGACCCGAGTGAGTTTCGCCGTGGTATTCAGCAGGTAGACGCCAAGCTGAAAGAAACCAGTAAGCTTTTTAATAACCTTGGCGGTGCCATAGGTGCAGCTTTTGCCGTCGCACAAATCCAAGCGTTTGCAGCCGAGGCTATTCAGCTAGGCAGCCAACTGCAAACCGTAGGCAAGGGCTTTGCCCGCTTTGGCGACCAAACGAAACTAGAGGAACTACGCAAAGCCACGCGCGGACTCGTTACGGACTTGGACCTTATGAAGGCCACGGTCACGGCGGGAAATTTTGGTATTCCTATTGAGGAACTTGGGACATTACTAGAGTTTGCCAAGCGCCGCGCACAAGAAACCGGGCAAAGCGTAGACTACCTGGTTCAGTCAATCGTTACGGGTATTGGCCGCAAATCGCCGCTAATTCTCGATAACCTAGGTATTTCAGCGGTCCGTCTTAAAGAAAAGTTTGGCGGCGTAGCTATTGAGGCGCAAAGCATTGCAGACGTAGCCCGTGCGGTGGGCGATATTGCCACCGAGGAACTTGGCAAAATGGGCACAGCGGTAGACACCGCGTCCGACAAAATGGTAAGGCTGACCACTACTTGGCAGAATTTCAAGGCAAAGTTTGGCGAAGCTATAGCGCCAGCCGCTAGCGGACTTTTGGAAGGCATAACCAATATGCTGAAGGCAGGCGAAACCATGGGGCCAGCCTTGAACCGTTTAGGTATGGCAACTGGCACAGCGAAGCCGAGCGACCTAGTAAAGAAACAAGGCCCGGCGGCCCCAGCGGTAGCGCCAGTGGTGGAAATGCAGCGCGCAATTACCACGCTAGAAACACTGCGCCAAAACCTAAAAGACCTAGAGGCCGAGTACAATACTACCGAGGTCGGTACCAGGCGCTTTAACGAGCTTCGAAAAGCCATTGAGGAAGCCAATTACCAGCTAGGCCGAGCAAGTGGCGAAATATGGCCGGGCAGTACGGAAAAGCTAATAGAGCTAGACGCCAAAGGACTGCACCCCGTTACCAATAGCTTGACGTCCCAAAACATGGTCCTGCGTTCGTCAGTTATTCCAGCTTTCGACGAATTTTCGCGCATGATAAACGGGGCAAAGACCCAGCTTGAAACCTTGAACCAGCAAATGCAGGCGGCCGCAGCTTTTGGCGCCGAGTTTGGCAGCATTTTGTCGGGAGCCTTTACGGCCGCAATGAATAACGGTACAAGTTTTTTCGACGAAATAGGCAACGCCATACGCAACTATGTGCAGCAAATGGCTACCGCACTAGCGACCACCGCGGCGCTTTCGGTACTATTCAGCGCCATTACCGGCACCCCACTAAACGTAGCCTTTGCCGGCATTTCGCAGGGCATGGGCCTAGGTAATTTCTTTGGCGAGGGCGGTATGTTCAACTTAAAGGCAACGGTAAGCGGTAGCGATTTGCAGCTAGGCACCAATCGCGCAGGTAATAATTTTAGAAGGTCCGGCGGTGGTTAAGACGTTAATACAAACGGCCACAACGGCACGGTACAACTTTGCGCTGTATGCCGTAGACCAGCCTTTTAGCCCCGCACCCGGGATAGTATTTACCGTAGCCGACTGGGAAATAAATTACCAGGCGCAGGACACCATACTGCCCGGACTGGTGCCGAGCCAGCTTACCCTTAACGTCTTTGGCGGTTTAAACATTGGCGACTACCGCACGATATTAAGCGACGCGGAAGGCCGTTACATTATAGAAATGCGCGAGGGCTTGGGACTTGTGTACCGTGGTTTACTCGTGCCGGACCTTTGCCAGGTAGAACTAATTAACGGGCAGCGCTTTGTTAAAATGGTATTTACCGACGGGTTCCAAGCCCTAGAGCGTAAAGCCGACTTTTTTACCGTGGACGAGGTGCAAAACCACACCAGCATAATAGGCGAAATACTGACCGCGTGCAAGCTTAACGAGGTATTCGATGACGGATTTTACGTGGGTGAGCATTACCAGCCAACTAACAGCATAAGCGGCTTTACAAACCAGGGCGGGCTATTCGTTACCGGCACCACGCGCAACGGGTTGATTTTTGAGGAAATTGAGGCGCGCAGCTGCCGCCAGGTTATAGCAGATATATGCACGACTTTTAACCTGCATTTATTCCAGGATAAAGGCAGCCTTATTTTTCGCAGCTGCCACATTAAAACCCCTGCCTGGTACAACTTGTACAACTACCTAGGCAATTTGGTAACCCGCATTACCCCGCCAACGTACACGCAAAGCGAGGTAGTGTACAGCGACGGGGTGGAAATGTACCGCCCGGCCATTGCCGAGGCGCGCTTAACACACCCCTACCTAGGCAGCCCGTTTATTTGGTATTTCCCAGGTAACTACTTGGCTTACGATAATAAGCAAATAGGTAACCCAGTAAGCGACGGGACCACAGAAATAGACTACAACGGCAGCCTGCGTATTACGTACAGCCTACCGGCTTTTTTTGGTCCCGCCATTGTAGACGTGGACTGGGTGCTAACCTTTCAGTACGACGGGTTTTGGTGGGACGGTGCGGCCTGGGTAAATACACCTACTACGGTAACATTTACTAAAAAATTTACCGCAGAAAACGCAAACCCCTTTCCAGGTCTTTTTGCCGAAGACTTGGCGGTAAATAATTACAAAATGGACAGCATACCAGCCCTAGGTAGCGAACCGTTTTACTTTACCGTGGAAGCTGTGCAAATTTCCGGCACCAACATAGGCACCCTAACGCCAACGGCTACGGCTATTTTTGAGTACAAGGCGGGAGCGCCTGAGTACATTACTTACATTGCCGACAATAGCAAGCGGGTAAACGGTATTACGGTAGACCTAAACACAAACCTAGGCGATATTCGTCAGCAACCCGTTAGCGGTTTGTTTACCGTTTTACCTGGTTCTATTAGGTACTTTGCAGCTGTACCGCCAAGCGGCAACGGATTGAGTAACGCCGTTTGGGACGCTAGCCGTAACGAAATCGGACAGCTCGTAGCGGACCAAATAGCACGTAAGGCGTACCAGCCGCAGCAGTATTACGAAATTGAGCTAGACGGCAATATATCGTATAACCATACGTTTACCTGGGAAGCAGTAGACTACAAACCGCTAAACCTAGTTTTGAGCGAGCGCAGCACGCGCGTAACCTACCGCGCTTTCATTGATGGCGACCTAGAACCCGACGGCAAATGATAAGCTACGAACTGCCTAAAAACCTACAATACTACACGTATGTAATAGCCGACGGCGGAACCGTCGAAACCAACACCTGCACACTATGAACACGGCACAATTTATAACTATCTTTACTGGTGGAAACTACGCCGCCCCGATTTGGGACAGCTACGAAGCCTACGTACTGGCTGACAGCGGAACAGCGGAAGCGCGCGAGTGTACAATTAACGCCATTGCGAACCTATTATGAGCGCATTTTACGATTTAGCCAGCCTAGTTTTAGTCCCTTCGGGCTACAAAGCTAGCAAGGTCTACGCCCAAAAGCCGTTAACCACTGACGGCCAGCTAACCTTTAGCCGCGCCAGCACCGCTACCCGCGTAAACGCCAGCGGA